GTAACAATCATTGGAGATGGCTCTGGGGCAACCGCCACGGCAACCGTAAGCCCACCTCCAAGCAATCTTAGGCTTTTAATCAATACTGGGAACCGGTTGTTTGGAGTTGGATCTGGATCGCAAAGAAACACGCTTTACGCATCAGACATCTTGGATGCCTCGGTTTGGGATTCAGCCAATAGTTCAGTCATCAACGGTGATGATGGCGATGAGATTGTGGCTATTGTTGCCTACTACCAGAACCGAATCATCGTCTTCAAGAAACGGCGCATATTCCAGGTGACAATTCCGCCCGATATGACCACGGCTGCGGACTGGACGATTGAGCTTATATCAAACAACATTGGATGTGTAGCCGAGGCTACGGCTGTGCAGGTCAACTCCGACATCTTCTTCCTGTCCGATGATGGCATTAGATCGCTGATTAGGTCTGCCGCTGACGACTTCACCTCGGTTGGATTGCCAATTTCAGAGGTTGTTAAGGATGTAATTCAATCCATCAACACAGCCAAGATTGGTGTATGTACTGCCCATTTCTACGATAATCGGTATCTGCTTGCCTTTCCCAGCGAGGCTAATGACGTTAATGACACTATCCTTGTTTACAATGCCGTGCTACAGGCTTTTGAGGGAACTTGGACTCCGAATGTCATGCAGTTTGCGTTGACCAACTTCCAAGATGAAGGCGTAAGGTTGATGCTGAAAACCACCACTGGTCAAATCAACAAGTACAGCGGATACAAAACACCGGCACAGGTAACAACCGCAGACTACCAGGATGCAGGCGTAAATTACGAGTCCTATGTCCGAACCAAGGACTTTAACTTTGGCGATCCTTTCTCGGCCAAGTATGGTAGTCACTTTGAGGTTATCTTTGACGACTCCTATTCAACCGATGCATCCGTCTCAATCCAGCGTGATATTGATGTTGGTGATATTGATGTCCAGCCAAACCTAAACATATCCAGCGCGGCATTGACCTTGCCATTTACTCTTCCAGCCGTCCTTCCCACATCAGTCAAGAAAAGGCTTGCCAGCGATCTTCGGACATATGAGAAGTGGAGGTTACTTAACATCAAGATCACCAGCGCGGCCAATAAGATGGCCATCCGCCAGATCACGGCTGCTGCCAATCCTGACACCATTGAGGTACAAAAGAGTCTATGACCGCTATGGAATATGTGGAGGCATCCGGTGTTCCAGAATCTAAGTGGCCTAATTTTAAGGAATGGTTTTCATGGTATGAGATGAATAATCTTGTTGGAGTGGTCAAAGATGGCGATGAGATTGTTGGAGTGGCTGTTGCTAGGGCAGTTGACGGATCGCAAGAGGTTAAGCATTATACACATAAGCCAGATGGAGATACTGCATTCGTGGACTTGACTGTGACATGTATTGATGGTAAACCTAATGCCCGTAGCCATTTGGCTATGAAACGCCTGCTGTCTATCCTTTGGGATGAATTTGGCCCCCGCAGGAGCCTAATCTTTAACCGCAACGGAGTTAGGAGACAATACGATTATATGAAGTTTATGCGAAAGGCTATGGCTTAATATGGGCGGATCGCCTTCCATCCCAGCACCTCCTCCGCCTCCCGATCCTAATGCGGTGGCGCAGGCCAACGCTGCTGCTTACAGGGAAAATGTTAATACTTATATTGCCAAAGCTCCAGAAATGGCCGCGCTTGAAAACAAACTTCGTATCCAATATATGCCCCAACAGCGTTCCTTGGAACGCCAGCTTTCGGCTCTCGACCAACAGGCGGCTGCTCTATCCAGCCTACAGATGGAGCGTCAATACGGACCACAACGCACCCTAGAGGGATTACGCCGGTCCTACGAAACAAGTCCGCAGGCTTATGCTTTGAATCGAGGACTAGGAACGCAAATGACACGCCAGTTCGAGCGGTTGTATGGGGCAAATCCATACGCCAGCGTTGAGCCAAATGTGGCTTTTGCTCCTCGCAACATGCCTCCACAAGACATTTATGGAACGATTGGAACAAACATATCCAATCCTCCGCTACAAGGATAAGTTATGGCATTACCAGGAGTTTCAAGCGGAAAAATATCTGAATCAGATGTTGGAGTAGCAAGACCAGGCGTAAGGTATTGGGTTCACCCTGGAGGTGATTTTTTTGAGGGAGCATCCAATACAAACGAAAGACAGGCGAATGAGGGTGGTTATGCTGCTGGTGGAAGAATGATGGATGGTTCGGAAGTAAATGCGTTAATTCAAAAAAGAAAAGATGATCAACTTGCAAAAACAATCGCAGCGCAAACACAACCGCAAATTGACGCATTGCAAAAAAAGTTAGATGAAGCAACAAGTCAGGAAAATACGCGTAATTCTTTAGCACAACAGATTGCCGCACTTTCCGGTGGCAACCAGCCAGGTGCAACGATTGGTGCATTAGGGGCAAATCAAATGTATATGGGAGGATCTCCAAATTTTAACGAAGCTACTGGACAGTATACAAACATTGGAGCAACAGCAACATCTCCGTTTGCGAATAAGCTAAACTTCCAAGTATCCGACCAGCAGATTCTTGACGATTACAATAACACAAAGCTTGGTCGCTTAAATAGCATTGTTCAACAAGGAAACACACAGGTTGCCGGAATCCAGCAAAGGTTGAATGCAGCCCAGACATTGTTGGATCAGTTGCCAAAGAATGATCCTCGCTACACTTCGTCAAAAGTTTATGTTGACCAATTAAATTCCGACCTAAAGAGCGTCACGGATGCGATTACTGGAGCCAACACGCAGATCAAGGAATTTAAGCCTATTGCGGTTGGAACGCCAGAAGCCGCTAGCCAGATCACATCCTTCCGCGAATACCTCCAGTTGCCCGAAGAGCGCGCTACCCAGCAGTTGCGCCAGATTGATCCAGAATCCTACAAGACTGCGGTTGGTCTTGGTCGTCAATATCGCCAAATGGCAACTCAGCCTCTTGGCGCAACCACCACCCAGCAGACAGAAGACCTTCGCAACACCATTGAACAGGAAGCACTGAATCAGCTTCGCCTTGGCTCGACCTTGGGAGCCGAGGAAAGGCGTGGTTACGAGCAGGCCATCCGTGGCGCACAAACTGCCCGTGGCAACATATTCGGTCTTGGACCGGCAGTGCAGGAAGCAGCACAGATTGGTGCCGCCGGTGAACAACGCAAGCTTGCGCGTTACGGGGCGGCGCAACAGTTCCTTGGATCTGGCGAGACAACCGGAGCGGCAATGGCGAGGGATTTGGCATTGCGTGAAGGCTTGCAACAAAACAGACTTGGTGCGGCTGCTAACTTTATTGGTGGTGGACCTTCGCTCTACAACCTTGGCCAAGCACGCACTGGCGCACAGCAGTCGGCGTTCCAGAACTACATCCAAGCCAACCAAGCATTGCCTGGTCAGTTTGGGCAGGCTCCGAGTACGGCACAGCCGTTTTATCAGGCGGTGGATCAAGGCATACCAGTTAGCCTTACCAATACGTTTGCGAATCTTTATGGGTCGATGGCGGATTACCAAGCCAAGACTTATGGTGCATATACAGCGGCCAAAGCTAGTCAGCCAACTGGAGCGCAACAGTTTGGTGCGATTGCTTCTGGAATTGGTTCGTTTATACCATCGTTTAGTTTTTCAAGATAAGGAGTAATCATGCCATTCAAATTTGACATTGAGGGTCCAGAAACAAGAAAACAGCGTGAGCTTGACCAGAGGCTTCGCGAGCTTCAGACAAAAGCATTGCAAACACAACTTGAAAAAGAAGACACAGGACTGCGCGGCTCCGCAATAGACACGGAACTTGCCGCGCTTCAAGATCCAAATGCAACAACCGGAAGAAGGGCTGCTGCATACGCAAGACTTGGAGAGCTTGGTGGAACAAGACAAGTAGAGGGTCTTGGTGCAATACCTACAGTTGTTCCAGAAGAACAAGTAAACGAAATTCTTAATCGCAGAACTCAGATGGGCGCACAGCGGCTTGCTTCAATTAACCAACAAATTGACCAAGCAAAGCAAACTGGTGATATGTATAGTGCGTCTGCATTGGAGGCTGTCCGCGATCTTCAATTTAAGAATGTAAAAGATAATTTCAAGAAACTACCAATTAAACAGGCGGAAGAGCTTGTGGAATACAAGAATCTTGTTGACCTTGGATCAAAAGCGATGGAGACAACCAGTCCAAATCTATATGGCCCCATCAAGGGAAGGGTGCAGGCTGGCATGGCAACATTTGGGCAAAGCCCAGATTTTACAAAAATGAACCAAGCTTACGCTGGAGTTAGGAATCAAATTCTAAAGGCCAGGGCTGGTGCAGCAGTGACTCCATCTGAATCTGAAAGATTTTTGCAGGAAATAGGTGACCCCTATGCTGGTGATTTTGCACAAAGACTTGAAACATTTACATCACAAAGAAGAAAAGAATATCTTGATAAATTGCAGGCATATCAAGAGGCTGGATTTGAAATTCCTCGCTCGCTTCAAATTGGTAAAATTGGAGATGGCGAAACAGGCCAAATGCAACAAGCGGGCGGACAAAGGCAAGTTATTAAGTTTGTAAGAGATTCCTCTGGGAATCTTGTTCCGGCACGATAATGCCAATTCTTGACATTGAGGGCATCGGGCAAGTTGATGTTCCTGATGATGCAAATGAAGCTGAAATAAGTAAGATAGTTCAAGACTATTCAGAGGCGGAAAGGGCTGTAAAGCCAAGTGGAATTGGAGACTACGCCGCAAGGCAGGCTGGATTAACCGCTAGGGCTGCAATGAGTCCAACAACCCTTGGTGCATTAACTGGCGCAGGGATAGGCGCGCTTGTTGGTGGGATTGGGGCTGCGCCAGGTGCGGCAGCAGGAGCAACGGCAGGACTTTTAACCGATATTGGATCAAGAGTTTATTCGTCATTAACAGGCAGAGGAAAGCCTTTGAACGAATTGCTTGAAGAGATTAAAACAGACATAGGACTTCCTCGCCCAGCCACACCAACCGAAAGATTGGCGCAAAGTGCAATAGAAACCACAACTGGTTTAGTTGGCCCTATGGGTGCTGGAAAACTTGCTATGCAAAGCGTGTCGCCATTGGCTCAACGAGTCGGCCAAGTTTTAACAGAAAAGCCAATCATGCAGGCCCTTTCCGGCATTGCTGGAGCAACCGGAGCATCGCTTGCTGAAGAGGCTGGAGCTGGCCCAATCGGGCAAGCCGCCGCAGGAATTGCTGGATCGCTTGCACCATCTGTCGCTCCACTATCTGGCGCAGGTTTACGCGCAGTTGGTAGGGCTGGAGCAACTCAAGAACAAATTAGAAAAAATATAGAAACATTTGCACAGGCTGGAACTACTCCATCCGCAGGTCAGGCAACCGGAAAAACCGTAATACAGGGACTTGAAAGCTCTATGGGGCTTATTCCTGGGTCAATAGGAGTAATACGCAAAAAGGCCGTTAGCCAACAAGCGGAAGTTGGTGAAAAAGTAAAGCAAATGGCAGAAGAGCTTTCTCGCGTAAAAGAGCCAACAGTTGCCGGAGCAGGAATACAGAGAGGCGTTGAAGATGTATTTATTCCAAGAGCAAGGTCCATTGAGTCTGGCTTGTATAACAGACTTGATGAATCAATACCAAAATTTAAGCCGGTCAAAGCAAAAAATACATACGCTGCTCTTGAGGAATTATCAAGGCCAATCGAGGGCGCGCCAGCTTTGTCAAGAAATCAAATGCTTATTAGCCAAGAAATAACAGCACTAAAAAATGATCTTGAATCAGACCTATTGAATGCTCAAGGTGATATTCCATTTTCCGCTCTAAAAGGATTGAGATCAAGAATAGGTGAAAAACTTTCATCTGTTAATCTTTTATCTAATGTTCCACAAGGTGCATACAAAAGAATTTACGGAGCAATTAGCAATGATCTTAGGGAAGCAGCCAAAGAATCAGGACCAGACGCTCTTACTGCATTAAGCAGGG